TTAGCGAAGCCGTTTTCGCCAATAGAGCGTATGCGCCCAGGCCCAGGGCACCTCGGGCTCGAAGAGCCGATACCCCGCCCGGATGAAATTGTTGGCAGATGCCGGATTGTCCGTCGTATCGGAGACGATGCTGTCCCATCCGACGCGCCGTCCCCTCGCCTCGATCGCTCGCATCAGCCTGCGCTGAAGACCGCGCCCCCAATGACGTTGCAAGACACCGACCCGGCAGAAATATCCACTGTTTCGCGCATGGGTCGACGGCACAACGCCGGCAAAAGCGACGGCCGCATCATTGTGATAGGCGAGCCACCACACACCCCTCTCGAATTGCGGCAACGAAGCCCCGTTGAGGAATGTCAGCCGGTGCAGATCGCCGAGCGTCTCGGCGATCTCGTCATCCTCGGTATCTACGGTACGAATGCTGTACATGGGATAGCCCGGTAGCGAAGATTCTCCTGGACGCGAAGGACGTCCACCTTTGTCGCCGCTCGCGTTCACTTGCCCAACATGACTTTGACACCGAGCCAAACCGCCCCGACCAAACCGGTGACGATGACCGTGATCACGGCCTTGAACGTGTAGCTCTGCGCCTGCTCCACACTCTTGCGCCAACGCCGCAAGTGCTGGAAGTCCGCCCGGACTTCTTTCCGGTCGTCATCCTCGATTCCAAAAGAGGCCAGCACCGACGCAACCGCCTTCAATACGATGGCATCGATGCTGTCCTGCTGGAGCCTGTATTGTTCGGCCAGCGTCTCGGCGACGATGGCCTTGATTTCCTCGTCCGGCACCTTCACCGCTTCATGATCCTTGCAACGTTCTCGAAGCCACGCTTGGCGAAGTAGAAGGAGACCACAAGATTGGCCGTGATCGCGGCAAATCCCGCCAGGGCATCGGTGGAGCCAAAGCCAAGGACCTTGTCCCAGACCAGGAGTTTTGCGAAATAAAGCGCCACGCAATAGCCCATCAGCTTGTCCGGCTCGTACCAGTGACCGATCTCCGCGATGCGGTACTGCATGACGGCTTTGGTTTCGGCGGTTTGCGACGCGATCTCGCCCGCCGCCAGGTCCGCCGCGATCTTTGAGTCGACGTTCTCGGCCTTCAGCTTCGCGCTGTAGGCATCGATCAGTGCCTTGACGACAGGGCCGCCGAGAAACGAGATAAGCGTCATCCACATGGGTCTTTTCTCCGAATGGTTCGCAGGCGTGCGATGATCGTGACGACGGAAATCACCAGCAGGATTCGTCCCGTTGTCTTGACGTCGCCGACAGCCGCGCTGATCTGGTCCTTGACGCCTGGATCGCCCAGCGTGTCGGCGATGTCGTCGATGATCGAGGCCAGCGCGCCGGTGAGTGCGAGACAATAGCTCCAGGCGATGGTCATGGAGTGCAAGCAGGCCGCCTTCAATCTCGCGAGCATCACGATTTGGCCCGCAGCACAGCGAGTCTTGCCTCGAGTGACTTGATCAAGGCCTCGGTGCCAGTCACGAACCGAAGAACCGGATCTTTGCAAAACCAGCAGGCGGCGAAGCCGGCAGTGAAGAGGATGACATCGAGGATCGTCTGCATGTTCATGTCCTTCCGAAAATCGCTCTGACCAGGTTGACAACGAACGCGCCGATCGAGCCTTTCGACGGGTTCGTCAGTGAGGGCCCGGCTGAATCGCCGTCCGACGGGTTCTTTGCGCTCCTCGCTCCGGCAAACCTGATGCCGGGATCAAGCTCCATCAGAGCCATCAGGAGAGCCGCGCATCCCAGTTGCGGATCGACCTTGCTGGAGTCGTAAACGCCATCCCGGACATACTTGCCGGCGCGATATTGATTGGTGCCGGACCAGAGATAGGGCGACGGCACGCCACGGGCTGCGTACCCGACGCCGTTGTAGGTCTCGAGCGCGGTCAACGCTGCGGCGGTCGACCAGTCCTTGTGACGCGCCAGGAAGGGCGGACACTTGACCAACGCATCGATTGCAGCGGCCTCCCATGAATCGAACGGGCCACGCCCGGCCGGTACGTGAACCGACACGCGATTCCAGGGATCGCCCTGCGCCAGGGACGCCCTCCAGTCCTGGGAGGATTCTCGCTGGTGAATGACCGCAATCGCCGGCCAAGGCACGCCCGTTTCACGCTCGACAGCCTGGTATCGCTGCCTGGCCTTGTACAGGCGCAACGCAACATTGGCGGCTTCGGCAGTCCGGGTCGGCTTGGCATTCGCCCAGCGCATCGCATTCGCCCGGGTGAGGGCGTTCAGGTCTACCATGGGTTGACTCGCTTGGGGGGAGGAGTGGTATTCAGACGCAATGAGAAATATTCTGAAACAGAATGATGCATTGCGCCGGGCAGTTTATTGGGCTCAATTGAAGCGCGCCCGTGCGCAGTCAGACGAAGGCTCGATCCTTGATCGCCTGGTTGCCGATGCACCCAAAACATTCGTCGAGTTCGGGTTCCACCCCACCGAGTTTAATTGCATCTCGTTTTGCAAGCGCGATGACTGGCAAGGCGCTTTGATTGATGGGAGTGAGAAGCAAGTTTCCGATGCTCGTTTTTTATATCCGAAACGGATTCGTACGTTTCAGCGGTTTTTGACATTAGATAACATTGATATGGTCGGAGAGATTTTCCCGAAGGTTGGCGTTCTCTCCATCGACGTCGACGGCAATGACTACTGGTTCCTCGAACGATTGATCGGCATACAACCAACCATCATAGCGGTTGAGTACAATTCAACGTTCGGACTAGCCCCCATATCGACGCCGTATGATCCAGACTTCGATCGTCACAAGATGCACGCCCGCGGCTGGTACCATGGGGCGTCAATTACAGCCCTCGCCTCACTATGTGACAAGCACGGTTATGGTCTTGAAGCTGTTTCATCCGGAGGAACAAATTTGTTCTTCCGCAGGGGTGGCACGCTAGATCCCATTAGCGCATGGAAACCCAATATGTTTAGAGAGCAATTCTCCGGAATACCTCACGCCGACCAGTGGCATTCCGTAAAGGACCTGCCATTCGTGCATGTTTAGACGATGCGAATAAGCTTGTTCGCAATTATCGTCGGCTGCACGGTGCGATGGGCATTCCCACTGGTGTTATTCGACGTGACCGAAATTGAGTTGCTGCCTGTCGAAGTCAATGGCGCATTGGTGGGACCAGAATTTAGGACGATTGTGCCACCCCCGCCTGCGTTCGGGTATGATATGTACACAGCATTCTGCGTGACATTTGTCGACCCGCTCGACACGCTGATGCTTTGAGATGAGTTCACTGATGTAATGCCGGTTGGAAGCTGGGCTAAGGAAAGTGCTAGGCTTTCTGCACCACCAATTGCTCCAACGATTGCTGCGCTTGTGCCGAAATAAGTCGAGGTTAGGCGATTAGCTGCACTCCCTCCCATATCATCCTTACCGGCGATGATACGCCCGCGGAGATCGGGAATATTGAAGGTAGTTGACCCATCCCCCGTGCCGTAGGTGGTCCCAAGGAGAGAAAATAGGGTTGAATAGGTAGTCCGCGAAATCGCCTGCCCGTATGCCAGGACGAACGAACTGTTCGGCGCTGTCATTCCGAAGAAGTCGATGCAGGACCCGATCGGCACGTTGTAAGGATTGCCGAAAACGCCATGCAGGTAAAACACACCTTGAGCCGCATTATAAGTTGCGACATAGGGCGTGCCTGCGACCATGACGCCGGCCGCGAGCTCACTCGCGGGATCCGCGCGGATCGTCTTCGTACCGAGGCCGTCCACGTTCAAACTGACATTCGGAGACCCTGCGGTGTTCGTTATATGCGGCGTGAATGCGACGACCTGGCCGCTTAACTGCGAGAACGACTGGAAGACCTGATAGGTATTGACTGCGTAGGCCGTACTGGTGCCGGTCGTCACGATCGCGCCGGCAGTGTCATCGCGGTATTTGGCGATCGCCGCCATCATGCCTCGCGCGGAGTCGTTGACGCTCGACGGCGACTGCCCCTCCGCCCAGTTGATCGTCGAATCTGCCGTGGCGTCGGCGGAGGCCGTTTGGGACCATTTATAGAGAGTCATTTAGTATCCTTGATGTGAAGAGGCGACATCATGCGTCGGCATCGTATGCTTCTAAGGCAGTCGCTGATGCGCCGTCAGTCCGACGGCTTCGCCTCGCTGCTGCACAGCTCGATATATTGCGCGCAGCGACATGACGGCGACCGGGCCGTGAGGAGGTTTCGGATCACGCCTGCGGGCACGCCCGGGCTCTCGCCCGCGATGCTGGCGACACGCGCGTCGATGATACCGTCGATTTCAGCGCGCAGCTCCTCGATGCGTTCCTCAATCCTTGTCTGCCGCCGCTGCTTCGTTGCCATTGGTCTCTTCGTCCTTCGTTTGAGCCTCGAATGCCGCCAGCCTCTGACGAGCCGACGCAGCCTCGTTCTGAGCGCGCCGGAGCGCGCGTTCCCGCTGGGCTTCGTGCGAGGCGAGATGAACCTGGATGTCGTAGGGTAGTGTGCCGAACCGCTGCTTGAACGCCCCCGGCCAGGACCGTGGCGGCGGAATAGCGCCAATCGTGCTCATCGCGTTTGCCGCTGCGCCGCCCAGCGTGGGATCCGCCAAGCCGATCGACGCGTGCATCCGCGATATCTCGTTGACCGCCGGCCAGAGCCGGTCCATGCCAAGCGCCGCGCAGTCGGTGATGAAACGCGCAACCGATGCGGGCGTCGCCGGGCAGGCAGACACACCGTTCAGCTCACACCATTTGACGAACATCGGCGCATCACGACGTCGCGCCTGCGCGAGCGCTGTCAGCAGCGGATGGGTCATCGCTTGGCTTTGCGCAATGCCTCATGGAGGCTGCCCATGCGGCGGCGCAAATCGACAAGCTGAACACGCCTGCGCAAGCTATGAGGACTCGAATCGATCTCTCCGCCCAGTTCGGCGTCGAACCTCTCGAGCGCCGCCACGCGCTTCTTCAACCCGTAGAGCGCAAAATTCTCCGCGATCCGCTCGGGCGACATCGGCTCACCATAGAGATTCCCGCTGATGGACTCCGCGCGTTCAACGAAATTTCGATCGTCGTCGTTCATAGACATTATCCTGATTTTCGAGGCGCTCCCAAGAAGGGATGCCAGAGAGCGAGGGTGCCGCGGCCGCGCGTCTACGAGTTCGACGATGCAACGCGGCGGCTTTCTCGGAATGGAGAGCTCAGCGCGTTTTCCTTGCTTGATACAGAGCAACTGCATCCTTGAGATCGCCCGAGCTCGAAAGCCTGGCGCTGAGCACTCGAAGATCTTGCTGGTTGCGCTCACCTCGTCCGGCCGCCATGCCCGGCCTCTGCACCGGCGGCATCGCCTTTGCCGCGACGGTATCCCTCGCCTTCATCATCAAGCGATACTTGCCGGCGTCGTACATCATCCGCTGGAACGTCGCATTGCGCATCAGCGGCTCGCTGTCGAACAGGCGTCGCAGCTCCTCCGGCTCGATGCCGCTGGCTTTGGCCGACGCCATGATCTCCTGCGCCACAGCCTGCCTGACGTCTCTCGTCTCATCCTTGAGCAGCGTCTCCAGCCGGGCGTCCTCTGTCTTTGCAAAGGCCTGAAAGCTGCGCCGCGCGGCATCCGCCGTCCGACGCATTTCCTCATTCTGCCGGGCGCGCAGCTGCTCGCTACCCGCGACAATCGCCTGGATACGCGACAGCTTTGCGGGATCTTGCCGCGCGATTTGCGCGAGGGCTTCCGGAAGGCGTTCCGGCGCCAGCCCAACCAACTCCGGAAACTGACTGACGAAGCTCGCCTGTGCGACGCGCATGGCCGCGTCGAGACCCTCGGCATAGCTTCGCCGCGCGCGCTCCACCTCCCCCACCTTTTCCTCGAGCGCGAGGCGCACCTGCGGGTGCTGCAGGAGCTGGTCGATATCCGGATCGAGCTTGGTCGAACGTTCTCCCTCATCGCCCAACTCATCTGGCCGAACTGCGGGCTCACCGTCACGCGCGCCGCTCTCCTCGGGGCGATCAAAGCCGTAGAACTCGGACGCATCGGGGTCGTTGGCGGAAACCTCCGCGCGCAGCGCATCGATTCTTGCCGCAAGCGCCTCCGACGCCTCGCTCTCAGCCGACCGTCTGTCGCTGGCTGTTGCACTCGCATAATCTCGCGCGGCACGCCCGAGGGTCACGGCTTCGTACGCAGCGGCGGGTTTACCCTCTGCATCTGTGTATCGTCTGACGACGACCCCGGGCTGCAGATCGGGCCGCTGGTCAGCGGCCTCACGCAGGGACGCACTGTCACTGTCGATCGGATCACGTTCCTTCTCGTGATCAGGGTCAGGCATTTCGGCATAGCCCCCGCTGGCGAGGTCAAAGGCGGCACCTGTGAGGTCGGTATCTGGCACGGTGGTCATGACTACTTTCCAATGGCGAAGTTGAACTTGAACGGGCTCATGAGGTCGCTAATTCCGCCTGCCAGGGTCGCGAATTGATCGACGCCAGACTTCTCCTGCGTCCCGGTCGTCGTGCCATTGCTCTGAGTCCCGAGTTGGGCGATCGGCACGCCGATCTGCGCGAGCAAGTTCAGCGCCTGCACGGGAATGCCGCGTCGCTGTGCCTCCTCCGCCAGAGTAGCATTGGCTCCATAGTTCTGGGCATCAAGGGCCGATTGCGCTGCGGTCACGCCCTGGCCGCGATTGGCCAGATCGGTCTGCTGCATCTGAGTCAAAGTGTTGGCCGTCGTGTTGCCGGCGTTATACAGCGCATTTGTCGCAGCAAGCTGGTTCGCCACGTCCTGGTTATATTGCGCGGCGATCACCGGCGCCTCGGCAGCCGCAACGCCCCTTCCATAGGCCATCAGGTTGGCGCCGCTGAAATCACGGCCCGCGGCGGCGAACTGCGAGTTCACGTCATTGCCGACGTCCGACCGGATCTGCGCAAGCTGCGCCGCGAGCGCCGGATTTTTGCCGACCATGCTCCCGTTCGCATATGGCGTCAGCCAGTTGCGATAGGCCGCGAGGTTGTCCTGCACGTTGCTCGCCTGCGCGGTGGCGCCACCACCATTCAGCAGCGACTGTGCGTTGCCGGCGATCTGGCCCGCATAAGGATTACCCGCCGCGGCGTTGTTCTTCAGCGTATCGAGCGCCGAACTCTCCGCCGACGTCAGACCGGTGTTGTTGAGCCCCGTGCCGATCTGACCAAGCATCGTTTGCAGCGCCGGCTGCGCGGCAACCCAGGGCGCGGTCTGCGATTGCTGAGTTTGTGTAGAGGTGGATTGTCCGCCCATAGACGATGATTCCTTGAGTTTGAGTTCGCTCTTCGCAAGCGCGAATGCTGGTCGCACCGGAAAACGGCCAATGTGAAACTTTCAGTCGAACGGAAAGAAAATCGGCGGCTGGACGACCTTCTCTTTTGAAGGCGTCCCTCTCGCCAACTGAACCAGGTCTTGCGGTCGGGTCTGCAGCAGCGCGGCCAGTTGCCGCGAATTGAATGGCAGCGTCCGAACACGGCCGACATCTGCATCGACGGACCGCCACGGCCGGGCATCCATGAACGGGTCCAGCGTTTGCCCGTCGGGATTGAACACGGGCGGGTTTGCGCCATTCCGTCCGCGGGAAACGCGAGATTTCCCAAACAGCCAGTCGATCAACTCACGGCCGGTCTGAGCATGTTGCTCGTCCGATCTGGGCTGCAGCGGAAATGGGGTCGACGGCGGAATCCCGAATGGATCGGGAGGCAACGGCGGCGGCGACCAGGGAGGAGACGTCGGCGGAACTATTCTCCAATTGCGATCCACCCGCCCGGGCCGCGTCTGCGGCATCGCGCTTTCAACACCAGAACTGGGTATACGTACGTTCGGGTCTTTGAACCACTACCGGAAGCGCTTGTCGATGATCGCATAGGTCTCTTCGTATCCATCGAGAACGCGGCCCCAGCCCTTCCGTCCGAAAATTCGCACGCACCGGCAGCCCTCTGCCTCGGCGTAGTCTTCGATTCCGCGTATCAGAGATAGCCAGCGAGTCATGCCGGCACCGGCGCATGCCGTAATGACGCAGACCTTGCCCGCGTCGGTCTGCTCGAGACTTGTCGATGCCACGGCCTCGATGCCGAAGCCATTCCAGGCGATCCAGAGCAACGAGGCGCCGTCAAGAATGGCGCGCTCGATCGTGGTGAACTCCGCAAGCCCGGTCCTTGTGATCGCCCGCTTCAGGAGTGGAGCGGCAGATGACCATATCTCACGCACGCGTTTCGGATCGACACACACGAGTTGAGTGGAGGACAACAAATCAGACCCCGTGTTGAATGAATGTCACGCCTGCGTGGCCTGCTCCTTGAACATCGCATTCTCCAGCATCGTCCCTGGAGGCAGCCGAACCCGGCTTGAGAGAACGGACGCGCCTCAGGGCGTACAATCGTCGGCGTCGTCGCGCAGAGCGACCCGCAACGGCCCGATGCGCTGACCGACTGCAATTTCCATAACAAGCTTCCCGTCGGCGCCTTCCCAGCACATGATCCGGTTGATCGAGTGCGGTGCAGCCAGAACCACAATAGCGTAGTCGCCCCGCCATATGAGTCCCCATTCTGGGCTCCGCGTAACGCGCGCCCGCTGGAATTCCCAATTGCTCCTCAAGACGAAGGGAGCGATGAGCATCGTGCGGTGAACTCAGAAGGTTCATCCGCTGCGGCCTCACCGGTCGGATCCAGTGGGGGCTTCGAAAGGCGCACCTATGCGGAAGAAATGCCAGGCCGGGCCAGTCAAAATCACCTTCGCAGGTATTCAACCCGCCAGTCAGTGCCATGGATCAGGATCGCTGTACCCCGAAGGTACTTCAGCCATCGCTTGTTCGTACTCGCTCATCCGCCCGAGGTTCTTGAGGCACACTGCTCGGCTTAACCTGGCATCATTAAGGAAGAATGCGTCGTTCATCTCCAAGGATAGCTCCGCTAACTCGAGATAGATGGCTTGGGCTTCATCCCAGTAGTTCTGCTCCCTCAGCGCACATGCCACCATATAAGCACCAGCGAGAGTTCGCCGCTGTGCATTCGGACCGGATCCAAGCTGTCCGATTTTGGTCCGCAGCGCCTCCTCCACTCCGACCAATCGAGGGATCTGGTCTCTAGATACAGCCCCTCGATGCTCGCGAAGAAGGGCCTCAGCCTCGTCGTGCTGTTTGTCGAAAACCAGGGACGTGAACCTTTCTGCGACCGGGAATAATCGAATCTCCTTTGCCCACCTCGAACTGCTAGAGCGCAACCACCTTTGTCAGCAACACGATCCTACATAACCTCTTCTGGTGGTTCGTCAGCCAGACTATCGCCTGGACGTCTAGGAAGAAATTCGTTGTAGCGATCGAGGACGTTCTTCCGAATGAGGCCGGGCGGTGCCCGGTCAACGAAATCGCGCTCGCGACCGACATCTGGAATTTCCTTCACCAACTCAAGTGACATGATTTGCTCGAGTACGTCGGACAACTCGTCGCCGCGACGCAGCTTAAGCAGGATCCGAGCCTTATCGCCCATCGGTCCACTTCTTTGCTGTGCCGCTCTACGCAATCCTCGTCATCGTTGCCACGACGAACGCGGCCGTAACGAACCATCGGATAGATTCGTAGGACATCTTCCAGGGTGGGCCACCAATCCGGCAACTGAGGTTTTGGAAGTTGTCCAACGGGACCAATTGGGGGAAAAGGACGGGGCCGCACGAGTTGCCCGAATCCAGCCTCGACAGCTGTCTGTCTGGCGTTCGCCGCGCGATCCTCTGAGAGAGCTATCTCCGATTGGCGCCCTTCATTGGATCCGAAGGTGTCCGTGGAAGAAGCAGGCAGCGCATTTTCTCCTGCGCCAGTATCTCGCGATCGCAATGTCGAGACTGTCGATAGCTGCCTGAAATTGGGATCAACGACAGTCGGTGACATCTCTTTGCCGGCAGCGCGAAACGGACTTGCGACGGCGTCCGCTCTCCTGGGGAAAGGCCTCTGCAAACAAAACCGCCGGAGCAGAAGCGGTCCTCGCATTGGCCGGGCGTACCAGCGTTGTCGCGTCATGCGAGGGATAAAAATTGCGCCAGATCCCTCGTATCGCGATACGATTGAGGGCCGAAGTGAGAGTCGAGAACATTTGGGTTGGCCATGAATTATCCCTTCTGCATTTGGATTTCGTGACAATGATGAATGAGAGCAGACGCAGATCTTCATTGCGTCGACACGCTTTTGCATTGCCGACGACGTTCGAAGGTCGAATTACTCAGATGGATTCTGGAACTGGCTTGGCTTTACAGCCCTCAGCCCACCACCGCATACAAAAACACCCGCCCTGTCGTCGCGGAGTTCGCGTGCGTGATCGTGAACGAACCATTCGCGACGGCGCTGACGTACATCGTCCCGCTGCCGACCTCAGTCGCCGCATTCGCTGACGCCGGCACCAGGATCGGCACCGACCCCGCAGCGCAGTTCGCCGTCGTCACCGTCGTGCTCGAAGCGCCCGTCGCCAATGTCACGCTGCCGACTGCGTTCGACCGTCCCGCTGCGAGCTGCTGGATCGCGAGCACGATCTTCTTCAGGTCCGTTTCGGTGATGCCGGGAACGTAAGCCGTCATAGCGTGCCGTTGGGTGAGAGATCGGGAACGACGCCGGCGCAGAATGACCATGACGTCGCGGCCGGGATACGAACCTTGAAACGTGAGTAGCGGGTGTCGCGTCGGAGGTCGCAGCGACCGGTCCGCGCGTTGACCAGAACCTCCGCGCCCGGCGTTGCCACTGCGGCCGGCGTGTCGCGCCAGGACACCGAGCCGAACAGCGTTGCCGCATCGGTCACCGGGCGGAAGCCACGGATCGTGATGCGGTTCTCGTCGGTGCCCTGCTCCGGGCTCTCCAGCGTCGCCTCGAGACTCGGACCGCGGAAGAAGCCGAGCACGTGGGCGTTCGAGAACTGGGCGATCTCCGGCTGCACGGCGGTCGCGTAGGCGTCGAGGCTGAGCGTAAGCGCATCCAGCGACGACGAGATACTGTCGAGGTTTTCCAGCGTCAGTCCGGTCTGCGAGATGCCAAGCAGATACTCGCCGGTCACCGCGACCGGGAAAAAGCGATCAAGCAGGAAGTCGTAACCGAGCAACTTGTCGAAGGCACCGACTATCCCGGACACCGATTTGTAGGCCCAATAGACCCGCGTCGAGCGCGGGTCGGCGGCACCCATGAAGAGCTGAAGATTACCCTTGTCCAGGTCGGCGAGGAAGGTCCGATCGACCTTCTCGCGTCCGATCTGTTGTGGCACGCCGCCCGGCTCGATCTTGTGAAAGCCCTGGCCGGCGTAGAAGAAGATGCGTTCGCCGGCGCGAATGATCGAGTACGGCGCGTAGAGACCCTTGTCCTGAGTGATGCGATCGATCTGGAAGATGATCGGCGAGCCCGGCACATAGGACATGCGCCGGATCGCCTGGTCCTGGAAGACGATGCCGGACTCGCCGCCTGCGACGCCGCGGACGATGCCGCCATCCGGAAAGTCCTGGAAGTCGGACGACTTGATCCCGCTCGTCCAGCTGTCCGCGGCGTTGAAATTGTTCAGCCCGGACCACTGGATCCGGTACGGCGTCGACAGCAGCCCGGACAGCACCAGAAAGCGCCCGACCACGCTGATATAGGCCGCCTGCGGCGGTGTCCCCTGCGCATCGGCAAAGGCCGTCGACGATGAGAGGTCGAAGACCTGCAACACCGCGTTCGCCTGTGTTGCGAACACGAAGTTTCCGGTCTGCGCGAATTGCCATTGCGCAGTCTGAGACAGCGCGGAATAGGACAAACTGCCCTTGGATACATCGACCCAGGTGAAATCGATGTTGTTGAGCCGGTAGAGCTTGGTGCTCGTGCCGGCAAAGGTCACAACCGTACCGTCCGATTTCAGCGCATAGAACGCCCCCCGGCACGGGGCCGGAAGTGCCGACGTGTAGGCCGAGAAAGACGGAAACGGCCCGTAGCCGTCGCCACGCGGAATGACGTTGAGGATGTTGCGCGTAGCCTGCCCCTCATAGTCGCTGACGTCAGGGCGATACTCGCCATAGGAAAGGAGCGGCATTATTCGGTCGTCCATGGTTCAGGTTCAATCGAAGCAGCTATCCACACAGTCTCCGGCTGCACGTCAGCCGTCCACACGCTTGCAGGAGGCGCAGCGTCGCTCCAGCTTGGCGACGGTAGCGTCACCTCGGTCTGCCATGACATCGTGTCGAACGGTCGTCGGACCCACGCCTCGTGGTCGCGGTCGTAGGTCGAGCCACCGCCGGCCCAGACAAACGGGCCGGATCCCGAGGCCAACGACACGAGAAATGGGAGAGACCTCCCCAACGACAGAACCGCACCCGGCGAGGCAACGGCACGAACCGCCGCAGTCGTTCCGGCACCGGTCATCAGGAACGTGCCAGCAAGGCTGCTCTGCCTGGGTCCGAATGCAACTGCATTGCCGGTGACGGCAAAAGGCCCCGCACTCGCCGGCTCTGCGACCTTGAATCCGGCCGAGATCCCCGTTTCGAGGAAGACCGCGGCCGCCGCCGGCTCGGATGTCCCGAATGCGGCCGCTCGACCTGCAAACGCAATCGCACCTCGCACGGTCAAAAGCGCAAAATTGCCGTTGCCGGGCAGTTGAGCCAGCGCCCAGCGACCTAGCGCGTCGAAGCCGAGAAGGGACATGAGTTAGAACCGTTCAGGTGACAACGATATTCCGACATCACAGCCTCGCGTTGATCGCGTCGATCACCGTGTAGGCCTGCATCAAGCCGGCAGCCGCACTTTCCGACGACATGCTGGCATGCGCGATCCCCGCGCTGAACCCGCCAAGCTGAACGAAGGACGCCGGATCGTTCGCGCGGATATTTGTGCTGACGCCCGGCGCGACTTTACGCTGCACGGTCCAGGCAGACGTTCTCTTCGGAGCAAAGCCGATTGTCGACTGAAAGCGCTGGTTGCCGCCAGACGCATAGGCCTCGATACCCCACGGTACGAGCTGGTAGTAGCGTTGGCAGACAAGCAGCTCGCCTGCATAATCCGGGCACTGGAACGGCGGAGCCGCCCCGCCCTCGTAAAGTCCAGCGTCGAACAGCTCGAACACGTTTCCGCTGGTCGAAAAGATGTTCGCACCGGTGCTCTGCATCAAATAGACGTAGACGTACATTCCGTTGGTGTTGTCTTGCGCCCAGGTTCCCGACGTCGCACCGACAAATGTCACCGACTTGACGACGTCCGTGTTGACCTCGCCTGCGGCGACCGTGAACGATCCCGACAGCGTCGTATCCGTCGCGTTGTTCTGCAACAGACAAGAGAAAGTGCCGGCAACCGGAGCTTTCAAACCCAGCTGCAAGGTGACGGTCTTTGCGCTCGCCGTTCCGAATCTCAAGTCGGCGACACGAAAGCCCTCGATCTTCTGCTGGAGGAAGCAAACGCTGCCTCCCACCGTCGTCTGCGCCGCAGTCACCGTCACACGGATACGATGCGTCGAGCCGCCTGGCGTCGGTGAGGCGACTTGCGCGCAGCTATAGGCGCCGCCGGAAAGTGTGTGCTGGATATACCATTGATCGACCGGGTAATAGAGGTTGGAGCTGCCCGCACCTGTGCCGTTTTCCTGGCTGATCTGCATCCCGCCGTTGACGAGGTAGTTCTTCTTCGTCATGCCGAGATTGGCCCGCGCCTGCGCCATCTGCGTGCTGGTGAACGCGTTCGGCTCCTCGACCGAGATCAAATCCTCCTTCACGCCGACGATCGCCACATTCGGCGCCACAGTGAAATTGATCTTGGCGCCGGCGCCGCTTTGTCCAGCGGCTGAACCCGAACCCGACGAATTGTAGAGCGCGGTGGCGCGCGCAAACGATCCGCTCGCGGCCGTGTAGGTCCCCTCCGCGATCTCCCACTGGGTGAGGTCGCTGCTGATGGCGAGGAATTTGTACTTGCGGCCGTCGATCGCTCCGGCGAGCGCCGGCGACTGGCAACCGCCGACCGTCGACGCATAGACCCAGTCCGTCGTGCCGCCGGCCGCAGGGATGAACCGGCAATTGTTGAGAAACGCTGCCATGTCAGGTGATCGTCAAAATGCCGTTGGTCTGGTCGAGGTCGATCGTGAAGGTATTGCCATTGGTCAGCGTGATTGCCGTGCCGTAATCCCACCAGCCGATCAGCGGCTTGGTCGACGACGTCGAATTGTACAGCACCGCATATTGAAACGGACCAATTGAGCCGCCCGAAGCGGTCCACGCCGGATCGGTGCCCCCGACGAACTTGAACGTCCCGGTCGTTTGCGCGCCACTGATGGTGCCGACACTGTTGCCGCCCGCGGTATAGCCGTTGCCCGCCGCGAGATCCGCGGGCGTGTTGTAGACGGTGTTGCTGGCCACGGGCGCGGTGTTGGTCAGATAGACCTTGTAGACCTGCGCCGTGCCCGTCTTCATGTCGTGCAACGCATTTGCGACGTCCTGCACGAAGCAGTAGAATTTGTTGAAGCTCGCCATTATCGCCTCCTAAATGACCTGTCCGGAAATGCGCACTGTCATCGGCCCGGCATTGAAGGTCGACGTCAGTCCGAGATTGTTCAAATCCGCCAGCGCCGAGGCGAAGCCAAGCCCCCAGGTTTGGATGCGCGCGTCTTCCTTGATGTACGGTGCCGACTCGAGCAGCGCACCGTAGAGATAGACATCGGGCGCCATCGTCAGCAGCCAGTTGCTGCCATACGACGCGAGCGGCGGAACGCTCTGTCGATAGACCATTTCAATCGTGTAGGCCGCATCGGGAGTTGGCGCGAGTTCGAGTTCGTTGCCGAACACGGTGAAATAGCGCGGCTTCGCGGCGACATCGGACGTCGCGAAGCGGTATTCGTCCATCTGCGTCCCCGACTTGAACTCGAGGCACGGCTTCCCTGTCACGCTCGACAGCCGAACCCTGCGCATGGACTGGAAATCCGACGGCAGCGAGATGAATTCCGGCTCGCTCGAGCCGAGGTCGACCAGGGCGGTCGCGCGCTGCTCCATCTGCCGCACGAAGAGCTGTCGGTTGAATTTGGCTTCCGCGAGCTGGACGAAGGTTGGGATCCGCGCGACCAGGGTCGCATCCTGGTCGCGCGCGAGATATTCGATCACCGCGGTTTGCAGCGACGTGTAATCAACTATCTGGGGCATTTGAGCTCCGCTGACCAGCCGGCCTGCAATTTCGGCCGGTCGGTTCGCAAATAGGCCCATTCGGGATCGTCGAGCTTCCGCTGCACGATCATGTCGAATTCGGGCGTGAACAGCCGCAGCGAGGTGTTGCCCCTCGCATGCTCCTCGTTGAGCCATTGGACGTAGATGACGTTGGGGATGCGGGCGACGTGCCGCCCCCAGTCACCATGCTGCTCGTCCCGTCGCGCCTGCCTGTTCCATTCCAGGATCGGCGCGACGTCCTGGACGTGCTCGATCGCGAGCTCTCGGCCGTTGCTGTCGAGATGAGTCCTGATCAGGACGCCGTCCATCACGACATCTCCGTCACCCACAGCGTGCCGGCGGTCGCCGTGACCAGGCCATTGCTCGCGGCCTTCAACGCGGCGATGCGCTGGCCGGGACTGACCGTGATGTATTCGACGACGTTGGCGGGCAGATAGGGATCGGAGACGGTCGCAGTCTGCGCACCATCGCCGATCCGGTAGCAGCAGCCGGAATTGGCGACCAGGCGCAGCTGATAGGTTTCCGGTCCGAAGGCGTTTGTCGCACCGACGCTGCTGTCATACGCGACCGTCTGGGTGGGACCGACGCGCGAGGAATTCTGCTTGGAGAAGAACGGCATGTCAGGCGGTCCTCACTGAGATCGAAAAATGCATGGGGATCGTCGCGCCGGATGCGCCGGAGGGCGTCAGCACGATCACGTCGTCCTCGTTGAGATAGGTTGGGGACGGCGGCACGGCCGAAAACAGCTGGCCCGCGGCAGATCCAGCCTGCGTCACGGCGAACGTCGCCAGCGTCGTCGCATTGGCCGAAACGGTGATGGTGCCGTCCGCGGTCGTGATCGCGCCGCCCAAAATGCCGGCGACTTTCAGCACGCGGCAGCGAAAGGGAACACGAACATAGGTGGCAACGGGGCTCGCGCCGCAGGACGGCGTGTAGGCCGTGAGGTCGGCGGTGTTGAGGGTGCGATTGCCGGGAAGCGGCATCTTGGCTCTCCAAAAAGGAAAGGGCAGCCCGAAGGCTGCCCCGAGGGGTGGACAAGGGTTGAACGGATGATCCCGATCGCTCAGGAGGTGGTGTTGTCGAACACGCCGCCGGAGGCCTTTTCGTTGCGGGCGACCAGCGCGTATTCGGCCAGGATCTGCCTGCGATCGGAGTCGCCGGTCTTGGCGAGCGGGATCGAGATCATGTTGCGGCCGTTGAGATAGGCCACCGCCCATTTGTCGAGCTCGAGCACCAGGACGTCACGCGGACGCTGGAAGCGGTTGGCCACCACCTTGAGCTTGCCGAAATCGGATTCATACGCATCGACGGACGCGACGATCTTCTTCGACTTCGACTCCTCGATCGCGGTGGACCGGCCGGTGAAGGTCGAGAACACCTGCTTGTTGAAGGCCCCGGTCATGATCGTGCCGGGCTTGCCGCCATTGGTCCAGATCGAGGACAGCACGGTCTTCAGGCGCACCTCGGTGAAGGCGAGCTGAGTGCCGTCCGTTCGCGTCCCGGTGCCGTCCGCCGCCGCCGGGTCCGCCGCACCGCCGGCCGTTCCCTTCGAGGTGTTCGAAACGACCCAGGAAAGGACGGAAGCGGTCTTCCGCGCGGTCGTGGTGTTGCCGACGACCTTGGCCTGGTTGGCGCCGCACAGGATGGTTTCGAGGTCACGCTTGAGCTCGAGGCCTTTCAGCATCTCCTGATAGGCGAGCTCGTTGTCGCGGCCGGCATGGTCCACCGCCTGTTGCGTGCCCGAAACCCGCGCGACCTTGTAGGAGATCTGGCAGAGATTGCCGAGGCGAACGGTCGGCGTGGTCGTGTTGGTGTTGGGATCGTCGCCCTCGAGCTGGGCGTTGTTGGCGTCCGCGCCGGCGAGCGCCTGCGTCTGCCATTCGTGATTGACGGCAGTCGCCTTCTCCTTGTCGACGCCGCTCATGAAAGGCGTGTCGACGGGATCGATGCGATAAATCATGTCGCTGAGATCTTCGCGGTTACCCACCGCGGAGTAGGTGACGAAGGTGGAAGTCGGTAGGGTCATCTGGGTTTCCCGATGAAGGCCGATTGCATCGCGTGAAGCGCAGGAATTTCCTGCATGGCTGCATGCAAAGGCACAGGTGTTTCTGGTTGCAACGTTGCGATCTCGCTGATCCGATGGCGCGGAAATGATTTCCGGTTCGATATGGCGAGCCTAGCTGCCGGGAACCTGCGCTATCCGCGCAAGGGCGGCATCGACGTATGGAAACGTCGAGAAGTCTATGTGAAGCGGACGATCGCCATCCGCACCCGGTACGAACTCAGATAGCGTGCCGGCGCATCCGATGTGGCGGCCAGGCGGCCTGGTATCACGAAACTCCGGAAGAGCGAGGCCGCGGCCTTGCCGCGGTATCAGCTTGGCCGTACACGCGTCAAACGCCGGATAAGCGACTTGTCTTGAGAGGGACCGTCTGCCGCCAGCTCGTACGCCGGAGACGCAAGCGCGGCCGTGGTGACGGACGGCGGGGATGCCGCGCCAGCATCGAGAACGGACATTTGGGGTCCATCGGCATTCGGCCGCGGCTCTTGCGGTGCTGCCGGAGGTACGACTTGGCTCATGGGGGCGCATGCCCGCAGTGCGTCGGCAATCGAATCATTGACATGCTGCTCGATTGCCTTCGAACTCGGGTCAGGAATATCAAACCTGGTCAGGGCGGTTCGGAGCGCCTTCTGCACCGCATTGCTGAGCACTGATCGATCGATGCGACATAGATCCTTATCGTTCAGAAACTGGATGCTATGGTTGGAAAAGCGAGGGTGCTGATAGTACGGGCTGTTCGGATCGTAAAATTCTCCCTTGGGGTCGCGATAGGCCTCCGCAGTGCCAGCTACCCGCGCACCATTTTCGTCCGTGACGTCGAAGGTCTCGATAGGCAATATGATTCCTTTCATCCGGCGTCCTCCGCCGGAAGTTGACAATCCACTCTCGTCGGAAGATTAGTCGGACGCTTTGCAAGCCGGCGGCAGCAAGACGTACAGGCCTTTCGGGCCGTCCGGACTGAAGCGTGCAGTGGTCGCGATGTCCTCGTCACGGCTCAGTTCAAGTACCTGCCGGCAAAATTCGGAGTAACTCGCACTCTCGACCTTCCCGAACGCCAGCGTGAGCCAGATCTCGCCAAATTTATCGGAAGTCTGGCACGACGCACGCGCGATTGCGCCGTAGCCGTCGCCTAGAGCCGCCGGATCCTGCTTGTTGCAGGCAAAGCGCCGCTTCACTCTTTCATCGACGATGGACGACCCTTGTTTTGCCAGGAACAGCGCGATCAGAGCAGGAACCCCAACGCGGTCGCCGTCGAAGGTCAGCACGCCGGCAGGCGTCCGGGGCGACGCCAGCGACGTGACGAGTCGCAGGACCATTGGGTCCGGCACGGGAAGCTCCAGCGCCTCCAGCAGCCGCTTCGATCCATGGAGGGTAAATCTGCCCAACCTGCGATTGCGCTCGAGCCAGCGCGTAAAATCGTCGAAAGACGTGGCGGCGATTGCATCCGCGTCGATGGAATGCATCTGATGAAGCGGCGAATGCTTGCGGTAGATTGCCAGAAGCGCCAATCGTTCCGCAGCGCCGTCCGCGCGATGCAAATCCTTCGGGTTCGGCTCTGACCACTCTCGCGACATGCGCGCCTCAAAGGCGCGTGCGGCAATGAAATCGGACTCGGCGACGTCCTCGCGCAGGAGATAGTTGACCGCTGCGCGCAAGCACTTGACCAGCATGGCGGGATTCTCGTGACGCCCCGCCAATCCGAACTCGCCAAAGACGAATTCAAGCTGGATCAGAAGATGGAGGTCGCACGTCGCGACGTCGGGTAGCCGGCGAGTCCCGAGCACCATCGAACTCAATATCGACTGATTGATATACTGTTCGCGGAGCGATATTTCGGGCGACATCGCGAGACTGACAATCAGCAAGCCGTCGTGAGTGCCATCGCGAGACGAAGCGGGCCGGCTCGTCAGCGCGAGCAGCATGCCGACGAGACCGACGCAAGCCAATTTCCGGATGAGCATACGATTCGTCACCTGGTTTCGGACCGGATCTGTGAGCGCACGAGCGCCAATGCATCGTCGCAAACGATCATCTTGACTCCCGGCGCGACGCCAATCGGCGAACTTCAGACCAGTTACCGAAGCGATCTTGGAAAGTGGCCGGCTCTCCCTCCGACAACGGATCACGACCCACGGCCATATGTGGATTGGCCCGCCATTCGCCACAGAACACACAAGGAACGCTATTCATTACTCTCGCTCTCGTTGCAACAACTAAATGATCCCGAACCGCTTCCGCCGCTCCGCCGCTTCCGCAAGCTCCTTTAGTTCGGCCCGCGCCAGCTTGCCGTTAGCGGCGACGCCCGCGAGATGATCGCGCACCTTGCCGACGATGTTGATGGCGAGGAAGAGCTTTTCGCGACCGGCGGCGTCGTCCACAGTGGTGGCGCGCCAGGCCGCGATGTAGCTCTTCTCAAGCGCGTCGAACGCCTCGTTCAGGATTTCATCATCGAGCAATGCCTCGGCGCGCACTGCCCTTGCCGCCGCCCGCTCCAGGGCGCTCTCGTCAGACATGGCTCCCCTCCCCGTTGTTCGACCGCGCTTTCATCCCGTGACGTGTCGCGGATGCAGCGAGATCGAGTGCGGCTTCGGTCACATCCATCCGATGCTGTTCCTGCGCATGCTGGAGCTTCTGCTCGTGGCCGAGCGCCTTCAAGTGCGCGTCGAGCACCGCGATCTTCGCGTCGAGGCCCGCCCTGATCCTGGCGATCTCGATCTCGGCCTGCATCTTCACCTGCTGGTGGATCGCATCGGCCTGTGCCTTCTCGCGCTCGATCTGCACCTTGTGCGCGGCGGCAAGCTGCTCGGCCTGAACGCGCGCCTGGAGCGCCAATAGTTTCGGATCGGGCGGCGGCTGTGGCGGCGCCGGCGGCGGATGCAGCAACTGCCCGGTCTGGGGATTGACGGCCATCGGATCGTTGAAGAACTGGTCCGGATTCCTGTGCCCCATGATCCGCGTCAGCTCGGCCGCCGTGTTGTAGAGCTGGCGGTCGCCGACCAAATTGATCTTGCCGCCGGCGAGCAGCTCCTTCTGCACGTTGGCGATCGCCATGGTCTGGGCGAACTGCTGCGCCTTGCCGCCGGCGCCGAGGCCGACATTGATGGTCATGTCGTCGCGTGTCTTCCAGTTGCGCGGGTTGACGTCGACCCAGGCATTGCGCAGCCGCACCGTCTCCTCGCGCTGACCATGCTTGCGGATCGTGCCGTGCAGCAGCGCAAAGATGTCGCGCACGCCTTCGGCCATGATGCGTGCGATCAGCTTGATCCGCATCTGCGAGGCCGAGAACACCTGCGCGACCGCGGTCGCCGACTGGTTCTGCAAGGCATTGGCGTCGATGCCCTGCGTCTGCTTGCCAAGACCAGTGCGGATCTCGAGCTCGGCGTCGATATACTGCAGCATCGGGTAGATCGACGTGGTGATGTCAGGCACCACCTGCCAGTTCAGCCCGCCGGCCGTCTTGGTGCGCACCACCCCGCCCGGCCGTGACACCAGAAGATCGTCCAGCGTGTTCGGCCCGGCATTCTGCTCGGCGACCTCGACGCGTGGATTGTTGTGCAGGTAGAGATTATCGAGCGCGCCGCGCTTCAGCGCCGTCTTCTCGCGTTGCAGCGGCATCACGAGGTCGGCGATCGAGCGACCGAAGAAGCGATGGGTCACCGGCACCGGTGTGGTCGCCGCAAACGGCATCTCGTCGAATGGCGTGATGCAGTCCTTGCCGTCCTTGCGCAGGATCTCGGCCTGGTCGCCGCCGGTGATCACCTGGTAGAGGCAGGGACGGCCCGTCCCTTCGAAATCCATCCGAACATAGTGCTCTGTGATGCGCACCAGCCGCGCCGCCGAATTGGCGCTGCCGCCGCCAGCCGTCGCGGACAAGTGCTCTTCCACGGTATCGCGCGCCAGCGTCTCGATCTCGGTCGTGCCGGCATGCGGCCGCAGCGCCCGTATCTGGCCGGCGTCAAAGCCTTCAGCGATCAACTGCGCCTCGGTCCTGGTGACGACCTCGTGGAAACAATAATTGCAATCGCGGATGCTGCGCGCACCGCGCTCGATGCCGAATTCTTCGGGCGGCACGCCCATCACCCGCGCCTGCGCGAGCTTGCGCGTGGTGACGATGGTGACGTCGTGCGTGACGAGAGAGCCCATCGGCGCAAGCGGCACCGGGGCTAGCAAGGGAATGGGCATGTGTGATTGAGCTTTCAGTTCGGTATGCGGGCGCCCGACGCTGGGCAGAAATCGCGCTAGTCGGCGTTGTGCGCATATCATGCGGCTGCCAGTCGCGCGCGTTGGTCTGATCTCGAGAGAAAACACCTCGCGACCACCGCCCGAACTTGGCCGCATCAGGCGCGACAGTCGTCGTCTGCACAATGCAAAACTCGCTGTTTGCGACCCACTCATTCCTGTCGCAGGAGCGGCCGGATCCAGCGTGCGAACCATTCCTCCGCTTCGTTTCGGCTATCGCTACGATTCTCAAATTCCCAGATTGGCGGCGCAATGGAACGGTTCGGCTCATTCGCGAGCACTTCGTCAGCCGCGTTGGCCGGCGCATTTCCTGAAGTAAGCGCATAGCCCGAATTCGAAGCATTGACGCGTGTGAGACGTCGCACCTCCTCTGGAGGTGTTGCGCCCGCAGAACCGGGCGAAACGCGCAACGACCGCAAAGGGGCATGCAACGCCCCCGGATCGAACATCAATTGAGGAACGTTCGGCGGCCCAGAGCCGCGCGCGGGATGTGCAGCGCTCCCTGATATTGCCGGCTGACGACCTTCTCCCAGCGCATTCCAGCGGTCCTCAAACGAGGGGAGCACCCTGCCCGCCCCCGGAGCAACGCTGTCCCTCCAGTCACCGATGCCATTGCCGTCACCGATCGAACCGGTCCCTCCGCGTTCGGAAGGCATCAGCAAACTCGGAGCCGCGCGTGGCACGTCGAAGGAAGGCAGCGGCAGTCGCGGATCGGGCGCGGGCGCCGAGCGAGCCGGGACATGCGAGCGTACAACAGGATCCAATGGCGCTGGACCATTGGGGCCGCCAAGCGACGTAGGGCCTATGGCACGCGGGATGGCCCTGCCTGAAAGGTTCTGCGGCGGCACGACCACTGCAGAACCATTTGGCGTTCCGCCGGGGCCGAGCGGCGATCCCGCTGGATCGAGACCGCTCTGCTCGTGCGTGCTTGCATTAGGCGCATCTCCAGAGCCGGGCACACCGATGTTGAATTGACGCTGGATATCCTGAATATCCTTTGGGTCCAGCAACATGCTCCCCGCGCCTGGCGTCAGGAGCGCGCCGCCAGACACCGCCTGCTCAGACTGTCCCATGGCGGCAATCAACGTGCTCGCAACCGAATTGCTGTTTTGCCCGAGCCCCATCGATGGATAGTGGATGCTCCGCGCGTTTATCTTGTCCAGGACCGCTCTGCCGGCATTCCACATCTTCATGATCTCGGCCTGATCGCCGGAGGCCAACTCCGCCTGAGCAAAATCGGGCTGGTAAAAATGTCGGTCGGCATACCCTCTCAATTCATCCGACGGCAAATGTCCGATCGGTTTGGGACGTCCGTCTGCGCCCGTTGCGAGGCCGTGCAATTCTCCGATGGCCTTCCCATTCGGATCGATCAATACAAGAAAGTTGTGGCCGGCAAGTCCACCGAGAAGGGGATACTGCGCCTTGACAATGCGATATTGGCCCTCGGCCATGCTTCACCTGCTCATTCGTCGGGAACGTCGCGCCTGTAAGCTTGCACGACGGCATCATGCGGCTTCGAATAGGAGAGCCGCACGTCGATGTGATAGACTGCTCTTATTCCGTAGTCGCGAGAACTGGGCCGGAGATATCGCTGGTCACTTCGAACCCAGTATTCGCCCGAATAGCTGCACTCCTTGCTGGGGGCCGGGGCGCAGCGCAGACCAAGCGCTTCTGCATCGTCGCGCGAGATGCCCTTGGCAGACGTCTGCTCGATGATGAACTTTGTCGTCACCTGCTTCATACCGTCGGCTTCATAGTAGGCGTGGCTGCCAATGAACTTCGCCAGCTCGCCTTCGCCCAGCCCCTCCGTATTCAAGGTGATCCGAGGCCAGGGCCCGGCCCAGTAACATCCGGATGTCGCAAGGGCGGCTGCGAGCATCAGGACGCTCGCGATCGGACGTCTCGGCATTAAGTCAGCTTTTGCGGCAGGTATCGCTTGCATCCATCATATCTCTACTGACCACCGGATCTGTCGCACGCTCCGCGTATCGCGCTTGAAACGAAGCCAATCGCACCGGCTTCTGCGACAATTTTTAGCGTATCGGCGCTGAACCACAATCTATGATAGATCTAGAACATAAAGAGAACAACGTCAACAGTCCGGCGCAGCTGCGTGCCGCGTCGTCTCCTCAGGCGGCGCCACCGCAAGCAAGTGAACGGGCTCGTTCAATTTGTACGCCCAACGTCCGTGCAGGAGGAGTAGCGGAAGGGCGGCCTAGTAACTGCCGCTGCTGCGCATGTAGTCCTGGATCAGGCCCAGAAGTCCGCCGGCCGATGCTCGATCGGTGCTGGTAGAATCGATCGCTGCGGCGGCCGCGATCGGGCCTGCCAGGCTGCCGTTAGCGGCACT